TTCTTTGTCTTCTTTGTCTTCTTTGTCTTCTTCGTCTGTTTTCGTCCACCACCAGGTCGTATCCATGGTCCTCGTTTACTTCGAGGGTTTTTTTTTGCCTTCACTGCCTTCCTTTGTTTGCCTACTAATGTGGAAGAAGTGGAATAAATGGTTCTTTTAGGGAGGTAAGCCTTTGCTATGCGTTCAATAATAACATTTTTGGATATTTCAGGTAAAAAGTTCGATAACAATAGGTTAGCGATTTCATGATGACCTTCAGAAACCGCGAATCTTAATAGGGATGAACTCGAATACGTAGCTGGCTGACCACCCTTTATACCGAATTCACGTTCGATTAACTTTAACTGTTCAAGTTCTTTCCCTTTTACCATCTCGACTCTTGGAGTCGCTGTCTGTAAAGGATTTCTGTTTGAACCGAGACTAATTTGTGGGTCTGTAAATAGACCACGAGCCGTATGCATATTAACAGAAACAACCGTAAATGGGATGGGATTTTGGCTAAATAGTGTAATATTAATATTCGAACATATAATGCGAAGCAACTCGAGTCGCTCAGCATCGGCTAAAATGACCTTTTTAGCATCTTTATGATTTTTTTTGTTACCCGTTATATATTGATCTTTAGGTGGAGTAAAAATAAAAACGTGACTATTCTCACAATTCATTACAGTTTTTCGTCGTTCATTTGCTAGGTTAAAGCTATGTATTAAAAGTGCATCATGTCCAATTGTCATAGGATTAAATTTACCATTGGTAAGAGTATAACAAGTATTATGGTCCATCCATGTCGGCTCCGACTGGTTCTCAAATTTATAAAAAAAGGTATCGGCATCCATTGTTTCCGGTATAGCAGTCATATATCATTAATTAAGATAAATAATTTTTCGAGACTAAAAACTACTAATTAATATATCGATAATTTTATCATTAATTTCTTTAGTAGAAATAGGAAGAGGCCAATAATTATTGTAGTGTAAATCACTTTCTTCTATAATTATATTATTACTGAGAAGTTCCTTAGAGATTTCATCTCTTTTTTTTTTAGGGTCAATCAAGATATAGTTTGCCTCACTAGGAAAGTATGCGATATCTTCCCGATCGAAAATTTTATATAATCTCTGCTTTTCTTTGTGAATTTCGTTTCGCACATACTTGGAATAGGTTGTATCTTTTAAACATTGTAAAGCAATTTCTTCAGAAAGTCGATCCGTTTGGTTTTGAATAATATTACTTTCTTTGAGTAGAAGAGCGACTTCTTTAGTAGCAATAACATAAGACATTTCTAAATTTTCAAATCCATAAAAATTACTAAATGAACGAAGAACAATAACATTTTTTTTAAGAAACTTAAATGGGTCGAACTGTTGTTTTTTAATAACAAAGTCTAAATAGGTTTGGTCTATAACAATAACGATATTATCATTCAGTTTATCGAGGAATTCAATAAATTCCTTACCGATAATGGATTGTCCAGTGATAACATTTGGACTAGAGAGATAGACTAATTTGGTTTTAGGAGTAATATAGCTTAAAATGTGTTTGAATTTGGGTTGAATTTTTTTGTCATTAACAGTGAAGATGGTATATTTAATACCAAATTTCATTTCATTGGAAAGTAGTTCAATATATTCCGAACTTGGATACATGGAGAAAATATTACTATACTTTGGCACAAATAAAGAAAATATTTTTTTAATAGCATCAAATTCAGTTTTAAATAGAACGATTTCATTTTTATCCACACCTAATTCTTCGGCTAATTTCGTCGTTAAGATGGTCTCATTGTCTGTATTAACATTAAACATACTTTTACTAAGATCATAATTTTTAAGGAATTTTTTAATAGTTTTGGAAGCACCATATGGATTTTGTTTTGTAATATGTATATCGTTTGGGTTTGATTTTTTCTTGGTGAATTTGTATTTTTTAAAGAGGTTTTTATTAAGCATTAATTGATAGGCAGGTACAATTTTCGCTAATTGTTTATTATCCCCATATGAGGAGGTAGAATAGATCTTGCCAGTTAATTGGTGATGTGGTAATTTGAGAATATCTATAAAAATGGAAGTGATACTATCAGGATTATCGTAAAACATATCATTAACTTTATTCATACTTTCGTATGTACTTTTAATGATACCCTTTTCCATTTGTTTTGTATCAACCCGTTTGCTTTTATAATTTCCACTATCAATGCGAATAACAGAAACCGAAATATTTTTTTCAAAATTTTCGTGAGCTAGAATTTCACTCATTCGTTCAATCATATTTTTTTCAAGGGCTATACTACCAGAACTAGCCGTTGTATCGCGATGTTTAGCCAGAGGAGAACTAATATTAATAATTTTACATGGTAGATCTTTACCCTTCATAAGAGAAATAACTTTTTGTGAAATATGGAAAACTCCATTAACATTGGTATCGAGTTCCTTTTTCCAATCACTAATTTTTTTTTCACTTAATTTTTTCGTACCATATCGACCGATTGCATTATTAATTAAAATATCGACACGTCCATATTTTTTAATAATATCCTCAAACATTTTTTCAATATTAGCTTCTATAGAAATATCCGCCAGAATTCCACTTACTTTAATCTCCTTATTTTGTTCTAATAATTTAACAGTGGATTCGAGTCGTTTTTCATCCCGACCATTAACAATGATGGTAGCACCAGTCCGAGCTAATTTTTTAGCGATGGAGAGACCAATACCTTTGGTCGACCCAGTAATTAAAACGACTTTGTTTTTGAAAAAATCATTATTATTTTTATCATTAAACTGTTCAATATTTCTTGATAACGTAAGAAATAAAATTATAGATAAAACTATAACGATGAATAATTTAAACATATAGAATATTATTTTAAAATATTTTCTCATAACAAATTAATATGGCATGTAAAAGAAATGCGTTTTTTGATGATAAAAAAACGTTACTAGAAGAATATAATCATATAATCATAGGAATTCTAGTGTTGCTTCTTCTACTCATGGGTATTTGTTTAATACTTAAGCAACAAACGTGTAATAAATAGAAATGGGTTTGTTATATCTATATAAACCAGTAGGAAAAACACCATTGGAAATGGTCGAAACTGTTCAATCTTCCAAATATACTAAGATAAGTTATGCTGGACGACTGGATCCGATGGCACATGGAACACTGTTGCTTTTAACAGATGAAGATTGTAATAAACAATCAGAATATAATAATTTAAAAAAAATTTATAAATTTAAATTGTTATGTGGAGTGGAAACGGATACGAATGATGTCTTGGGAAAAATCGTTAGTAATAAGAGTGACCTTGATCTGTGTCGATTAAGAACCACAGTAACATCGTTGGTGGGTGAACATGAGTTACCCTATCCCTTATTTTCCTCCAAGAGATATAAAGGCAAACCTTTATGGTGGTATGGAAAAAATAATAAACGAGTAGAAATCAAGGACTATCCGACACAGAAAATAACAATAAATAAAATAGAAATCTTAGATGGATACGAAATGAGTAGACTAGAAGTATTAAACTATGTTCAAAACAAAATAGGACAATTAAACCCGAAACATAATTTTAGACAGGAAGAAATATTGGAGACTTGGGAAGAAATAAAAGAGATGCAGTATAAGGTTCTAGAAATAGAAGCAAATGTAGGAAGTGGAACATATATACGAGGATTGAGTCGTCATTTAAGTGAAAGTCTCAATATATCAACGCTGTGTTTGGATATATATAGGACAAAAATTTATTAAGATAATTTTTATAATGTTATAATAATGAGTAATAATGAAGAACCGATTCGGTTAAATTCAGTAAAACCAACGAGTAAATTTAAAAATAAAAAAACGTTATTTTTGCTCTTTTTGATAGTTTTAGTGTTAACGGTCATGTCAGCGGCGTCTTTTGGTGGAGTAGCATTAAGTTTTTGTTTGTTCTATCTCTTTTTTGGGGTACCACTGTTGATAATTTTTAGTGATACAGTTCTAAGCTTGATACCAGAGAATATAGCGTCGTATTTTATAAATGAAGTAGAAGAAATCCAAAAGGAAATAACGATAGGTAAAGTCAATGTCGCTCCCATCTATAATATTGACTATTTGATCTTATTTATAGGAATTAGTACCTATCTCATGTCTCTATATATCTTAGCAAAACAGAAACACAAACTGGTAGGATTAATTTCTAGTTTATGTCTATGTTCCTTGTCGAGTATAATCATAGGTGATATTTTTTAACGAGAAATACTTAAAGGGATAAATACGATAAAATGAATAATGAATATATTAGAATTTCACACAGTCCAGGCGGCAGCATTTCGAATCTTGATTGAAGCATTAAAAGAGATTCTGACTGATGCGAATTTTGAATTTGACGAACATGGGTTGAAAATCGTTGCAATGGATTCGACTCATACGGTTTTAGTTCATTTGAGAATTCATTCTGAAAATTTAGAAAAATATGTTTGTAAAAAGAAGCTACTTCTAGGGATTAACTTGTTGAATTTTTACAAATTAATGAAAATCATGGGTAATAATGATATTTTGAAGCTGTATGTTACAGAAGAAAATACATGTGTCCTAAACATTGAAATCGAGAATAGTGAGAAGAATTCGATTACTAAATTTAATTTGAATCTAATGGATCTGAATGATAATAAACTGGAAGTGCCTTCGCCTGAATTTGAGTCGGTTATTACGATGCCCTCGATTGATTTCCAAAAGATTTGTAGGGATATGTCGAATATTGCAGAAGAGATTGAAATTAAAAGTATTGGGAAGCAACTGATTTTTAGTTGTGATGGTCAGTTCGCTCATCAAGAAACTTGTATCGGTTCTTCGAATAATGGACTAACCTTCCACCAATCAGATGAAAATATTATTCAAGGTATTTATTCTTTGAAATACCTCGTTTTGTTTAGTAAATGTACCAATCTGTGTAATTCAGTGGAACTATTCTTAAAGAATGATTACCCACTCATTACAAAATATAGTATCGCCTCATTGGGCGAAATAAAATTATGTCTTGCACCTAAATTTGAAGACGAGGATGCTGAGAACTAATTTCGTTCTTTATTCGCCTTATATAAACATAATGATAAATTAATATTATTAATTTTATCAATCAGTATATTTTCTATATTATTTCTATCATTATTCCATATTTTTATTATACAAAAGTTTTTCTTTGGACTCAAAGAAATTCCATTAATACTGTCCATATTCAGATGATCCTTGGCAATAATTTCACCACAAATATTCATAGAAAGATACAACCACGAAATAAAGGAATCATTTTTATTAATTTTATATGACCAACACCCACCATTTACATTTTGTTCATTTTCCCAGATCGGAACAATTCCCTTTTTCATCAAAAAGAATTGCCCCTTCAATAAGATATAATTATTCAACCGCTGATAGATTTCCCAAAAATCCTCAATCGTTGTAATTTCATACAGTTTTTTGTACCCCTTTATTGTCCAATCATTATTATTATCGTGATACCAGATAACCCAGTGGTTATTTAAAGGTGTCATAGTATTAATAAAATTAATCCTTAAGATTTACTAGATTATTTTCTTTAATATTTAATATTAAATTATCAGTATTATACATATTTGCAGTATTCGTTATGATACCCCACATAATCTGTCCAGTCATCTCAACTGTCATCGAATTATCCTTTATAAACATCAATACCTGGGCGGTTTTCTGATTAAATTCATAACACTTTTCAGTAATTAACTGATTAATTTCGCTCGTCACATCATGTGTAGTATTTTCATGGGTAAGTTCAACTGAAAGGAAAAACTTAGGACGCGATGTAATCGCTATTAACGATTCTATGTCTTCTGTTTGAATTTCTTTCTCCGTAACCATATAGCGAATTTTATCTTCGTATTCAATTTTAGCGAGTAGCGCCTTCGGAGTTATGTCTGAAAAGGTTTCTGTTGTAAAATCATCAAGGTTATAATACGATACATTTTGTGTGTTTTTATAAAGAATATCATTTACATAAATTTCACCCAAAACATACGATTTCGCTAAAAATTTAGCACAGGTTTTAAAATTAAAAAAAATTAACAGACCTAATCCGAGATTGATGTAAAACAGCATTATATTTATTTTTTTATTTGTGTTTAAATAATTAAATTATTAATTTAATTAAAAAGTAAAAAATAAAATTTATTTGAAAAATAAAATAAAAATAAACTAAATAAACAATTTGTGATACTAATAGTTATATCGACTCTTACTAAAGTATGGTATCGCATAGAACCATTCATTGTGAAGAACATCTGTCCAATATTTAGATTTAACGCCTTTTAACCCATGAATTAAATGTGGTTGTTCGTAGCGTATTTCATTATAAATCGGTTGGTCATCTCCATTTAGAGTATTTGTTTTTATTCTTTTTTTTATTTTTTCCAGATAAATTGTACTAATAGTTGAGAGATTCTCAGAAGTCCCTCCGATAAATCCACCAGTTGTAGTCGACCCACCATTGACTATATTAAAGACAACCTTCTCGTCTAATATTTTTAGTTTGTCTTTACAAGGCCAACTTGAATGAAGAGTTTTATCTTTATCTCGTAGATAACCTATATCATACCAGGCGAAATAGTCCGTATTAAATGGATTTTCGTTTGCAGAGGTTTCTAACAACGGTAATTTTGAACTCCAGATAGTATAGAGTTTTTTATTAATATCTTTATCATCATGTTCTTTCCATATCATAGTTGGATAGTTTTGTTTATTATTCTCATTATTTTTAAAATAATTATAGGTTGGAAGCTCTTGAATGTCCATTTGAATTATCTTCGTTTCTTTAAAATTTTTACGAAGTTGTTTAATATAGTTATACGTCTCTTTATCAGTGTAGATGATCATCGGTCCCTGATAGGATAAGAGTCCTTTCATCCATTCCTTATAGATACCATCACTATCCTTCGGCATATTTTTCCGTCCATTTGTATAGTCAACAACACGAGTTCGATTAACTTTAAAATAAGAGGTAACGATCGTAAGTTTCTTCTTATTAGAAATAAAAGTTTGTTTTTGTTTTTGTTTTAATTTTACAATCATTAATAGTACGATTAGTAACATTACTATAATAAATATTACTTGATTCATTATATTACTACTATAAATAAATCCAGAATTTGAAATGGTAGTTCTGGTAGAACCTACTAGGATAAACAGGAGAAATATAAGAATTAATTCAGAATTAAATGCTTTTTTTAATAAAAATTGAAATTATAAACTTAAGAAAAATATATTACACTATATATAATGTCCTCCAATCAAGAACTTGAATACACCTCCAAGATTAGAAATGTCACAGGTGTTCAATTTAGCGTTTCTTCACCTGATGAAATTCTAAATCGTTCGGTGTGTCATGTTACAGAAACTATACTTTATGATAATTCGGGCGAACCTGTAATCAATGGGTTGTTTGATCCCCGAATGGGTGTGATTGATAATGGTAAAATTTGTCCGACAGATTTGTTGGATAATCGTTTTTGTCCAGGCTATTTTGGACATATTGTGTTGTCCAAGCCAGTTATTTATATTCAGTTTCTCAATATGGTGATGTCTATTTTGAAGAATTTCTGTATTAGTTGTTCGAATCTATTGGTAGAATTTACAGATACAGAACTTGCTCATATCGAAACACTCGAAAATAAAGATAAAATGATTTATGTTACGAAAAAAACAGCTAAGAATAAAATGTGTCCGAAATGTAGTGCTGTGACACCGAGTAAATTTATTAAAGAAGGTATTTTGAAACTCTCAGCAGTGTGGAAATCTGTAGGAGGTGATGTAGATACTGAAAACAAAACGGAATATCTTTCACCAGAAAATCTGCTTAAAATTTTTAAACGCATTACGAATGAAGACTGTGCAATTGTCGGTTTGGATTATAAGTGGTGTAGGCCAGAATGGTTTATCTGTACAGTTCTACCAGTTCCTCCACCGACGGTTCGTCCATCCGTTCGCCAAGGGAATGGACAACGAAGTGAAGACGACATGACGCATAAACTAATCGATATTCTTAAAACCAATAATCACATTAAAAAAAAACTCGAAGCAGAGAATTCGCTCGAAAACACCATAGATGAATGGGTGTCAGTTCTACAGTATCATGTAGCGACCTATATTGATAATAACATTCCAGGTATCAATCAATCGACTCACCGTTCTGGTCGAGTAATTAAATCGATTAAAGAAAGGCTAAAGGGGAAAGAAGGTCGTATGAGAGGTAATCTAATGGGTAAGCGTGTCGATTTCTGTGCGAGAAGTGTCATTACGCCAGATCCGAATCTAAAAACGAATGAATTAGGAGTACCACTCAAGATTGCTAAGAATCTAACGATACCCGAAATGGTCAATCGGTTTAACATTAATAAACTTACAACCATTGTGAGAAATGGTCCGAATAAATATCCTGGTGCTAAAAGTATCGAGAAAAGTAATATAAAAAAAACCATCTCTTTGCTCTATATTGATACAAATTCGTTGGAACTTTCAGAAGGAGACATTGTCCATCGACATTTGATGGATGGTGATATTGTACTATTTAATCGTCAGCCATCGCTTCATAAACTGAGTATGATGGCCCATAAAGTTAAAGTTTTGGATTATTATACATTCCGATTGAATGTTAGTGTTACAACGCCATATAATGCTGATTTTGATGGTGATGAAATGAATATGCACGTCCCACAATCTCTTCAAGCGATGATTGATATCAGGAATATCGCACTCGTTGATTATCAACTAATTAGTCCTCGTGTCCATACACCAATTATTACCCTCGTACAGGATAGTTTACTTGGTCTAAACCGTTTGACGAATGAAGGAGTGTATGTTTTGGAAAAGGATATGATGAACATTTTGATGTTCGTAGAAACCTTTTCAGGTATTCTACCAGAACCAGAAAAGACGAATCCACGTCGGTGGTCTGGACGACAATTGTTCTCGATAATCCTTCCATCAGGCTTTAACATTAATATTAAAAATAACTCTTATGATGACGAAGAATCTAAAACGAATCATGTTATTATTAAAAATGGAGAACTGATTCAAGGTAGGGTTGATAAAAAGGTCTTGAGTTCTGGTACGAGAGGTATTATTCATGTCATCCATAATGACTATGGTCATCTACGAGCGAAGCAGTTTCTGGATGATACAGAAAACATTGTTACCCGATGGCTTGTCCAGTCAGGTTTTAGTGTAGGAATTAGTGATCTCATTTCGAACCGTTCGGTTAATCTACAGATTGAAAAGAAGATTATTAGTAAAAAGAAGGAAGTGGCTAAATTGATTCAAAATACGCATCAACAATCGATTGAAGGAACGAATGGGTCATCGGTTCTTGATACTTTCGAAAAAGGTGTCAATAATATTCTAAACAAGGCGATTGCTGAGGCTGGTAAAATTGCACTGAATAGTTTAAGTAAAGGAAATAGAATGACGAATATGGTTTCTGCTGGTTCCAAAGGTAAATCGATTAATATTGCTCAGATGATTGCTTGTGTTGGACAACAGAATGTCGATGGCAAACGTATTCCGAATGGTTACAACTTTCGGACTCTACCACATTTCTGTAAATTCGATAAAAGTCCTGAAAGTGGTGGGTTTGTGGAACGCCCCTTCATTAAGGGTCTTACACCAGCTCAGTTTTATCATCATGCCCAAGGTGGTCGTGAAGGTTTGATTGATACAGCAGTTAAAACGAGTGAAACAGGTTATATTCAACGTAAATTGATGAAGGCTATGGAAGATAATAAAATCTTCTATGATTTGTCGGTTCGGAATGCTGCTGGGGAAATTATCCAGTTTGTGTATGGTGATGATGGCTTTAGTTATATTAAGATTGAAACTCAACACTTGGATTATTTGGGCAAACCTTTTGAGGAGATTGAGCAAATCCATAAATTCACAGGGGATAAATTCAATACATTCCTTAAAGCGAGTGTCGTAAAAGCTCTCAAAAATGTACCAGACTATAAAGAAGAACTCGATTCATATTTCGAGAAGATTAAGAGTGATTATGATTTCATTAATGAATTTGTGTTTAAAACCACAGATGATAGTTCAATTAATTTACCAATTAATCTTTTTAGAATTATAAATAATGCAAAACAGACCTTTAATATTCGTGGGACAACCCTGTCGGATTTGAATCCTCTCTATGTGATTAAGAGGATAGAAGAACTAACCTCTACACTACCAGTGAATCATCTGATCACCAATAATCTCTTGTTCAATATTCTGATTCGCAATTATCTTTCACCGAAATATCTGATTAAATATCATAGAATTAATAAGGTCGGTTTCAATTACATTATTGATAATATCCAGCAACTCTATTCGGATAGTAAAATTGAGGCGAATGAGATGGTTGGTCCGATTGCGGCTCAATCGATTGGTGAACCAGCGACGCAGATGACTCTAAACACCTTCCACTTTGCTGGTATTTCGTCGAAATCCAATGTAACTCGTGGTGTCCCAAGACTAAAGGAACTACTTCATTTGTCAAAAAATCTGAAGGCACCATCGCTAACGGTGTATTTGAATGATGATATCTCGTATGATAAATTCAAGTCTCAGACGATTCTGAACGAGATGGAATTGACGAAGTTGGTCGATGTTCTGAATTCTGTCAATGTCTACTATGATCCAGATGATAATAATACTCTCATTCAAGAAGATAAAGAACTCCTACAAATTTATAAAGTCTTTAGTGAGGTTGATGATGAACTCAAAGATAATACCTCCTCGTCTAATTGGATTATACGGTTAGAACTCAATAAAGATAAAATGCTCAATAAAGATATTACGATGGAACTAATTTACTATAGACTCAATGTACTCTTTTCAGAAGATATTAGTTGCGTTTATTCGGATGATAATAGTAATAAACTCATCTTTAGAATCCGAGTCTTGAAAAAGAAGAAGGGAGATTTCAATAAAATTAATGATATCAATCATATAAAATCTACAGTGAATAATTTGCTCGAAAAGGTGGTCATTAAAGGTGTTAAGCGCATTAAAAACATCTCTATGTTTAAAAAGAATAAGAAGGTAAAGGTCGAGAATTCCTATGTCAATAAAGAAGAATGGATTCTCGATACGAATGGAACGAATCTAATTGAAGTGTTGCAACATAATAATATCGATTTGCGAAGAACAATTACGAATGATGTCTATGAAATGTTTAGTATCTTTGGAATTGAAGCAGCTAGAAATATTATCATGATGGAAATTAAAGAGGTCATTGAGGGTAGTGGGTCGTATGTTAACTATAGACATTTGAATCTACTATGTGATATGATGACTAAAAATGGTTCGATGATGTCTATAGATAGATTTGGTATTAATCGTGATAATATTGGTCCTCTTGCGAAGGCTTCCTTCGAAGAAACGACGGACCAATTATTTAAGGCCTCTGTCTTCGGTGAAAAAGATACTCTTACAGGTGTCTCATCGAATATTATGCTTGGACAGATTGCACCATGTGGTACAGGTTCCATTAATATACTGATGGATGAATCTAAATTGGTGAATATTGAGAATGTTCCAGAAGAAGTCGAAGAGATTAACAACTGGGGAGATGAGGAGGACTATTGTGATCTGAATATGGGTCTCGATTACGATATCACGAATCTAGAACCCGATAATAATTCGGATATTCCAGTGGTTGAGATTAATTAAAATATTAGATATATTATATGTCTAAATCTGTAAATAAAACTTTAAAACAAAAAGGTAAAAAGGGTCGAGTTTCCGTTCAGTCTAGGAAGGTAGTCCGAAAAAACGGTCCGCAACGCAAAAAGTCGAACCGCGTTCATAAAAAATCCAAGAGCACGCGTCGTGTGAGATTCAATACTGTTAAACGTTCTAAGAGTAAAGGTAAGAAAACGAAAACCAAAGGTAAGCATGGTGGTGGTCTCCCATTAAATTATTTTGGTGTAAAGATGCATAAAAATTACACCAAAAATAAAACCAGTTGTTTATAATGGGTAGTAGTTATTAATATTTTTTTTTGTATAAATTCCACTGTGTCTAGATGATAGAGAGGTTTTTTAAATCTATGTAAATTATTAAAATAATATAAAATTATAAAAATTTATTTAAAACAATAATACTAATAGTATCTAAGATGTCAGGAACAAAAAAGCGCGCGGTTGGAATTGATTTGGGTACAACATATAGTGCTGTGGCGGTGTGGCAAAATGGGAAAATTGAGATTATTGCGAATGATCAAGGAAATAGGACAACACCATCTTATGTTGCGTTTACTGACACGGAACGTTTGATTGGTGAAGCGGCCAAAAACCAATCGGCGATTAATTCGACTAATACTGTTTTTGACGCTAAACGTCTCATTGGTCGTAAAATTAATGATTCGAAGGTGCAACAGGATATTCGTCTGTGGCCTTTTATTGTTAAGGGTGATGATAATGATAAGCCTGTGATTGAGGTTGAATATAAAAATGAGAAACATACATACCATCCTGAAGAGATTTCTTCTATGATCCTGACTAAAATGAAGGAAATTGCGAGTAGTTATCTGGGTTATGAAGTGACAGATGCGGTTGTAACTGTCCCAGCCTATTTTAATGATTCACAGCGTCAAGCAACGAAAGATGCTGGTGCTATTGCTGGGTTGAATATTATTCGTATTATTAATGAACCGACTGCAGCAGCGATTGCTTATGGTATGGATAACAAATCGACTAAAGAGAAGACTGTTCTAATTTTCGACCTTGGTGGTGGTACATTTGATGTCTCTCTACTTTCGATTGACGATGGAATTTTTGAAGTGAAGGCGACTGCTGGTGATACACATCTTGGTGGTGAAGATTTTGATAGTCGGATGGTAAATCATTTCATTGAAGAATTCAAGCGCAAGAACAAGAAGGATATCTCAACAAGCAATAAAGCGATTCGGCGTCTCCGAACGGCATGTGAACGTGCCAAACGCACTCTCTCCTCGAGTTCGAATGCTTCAATTGAAATTGATGCTCTCTTTGATGGTATCGACTTTTACACTTCTATTTCCAGAGCCAAATTTGAATCACTCTGTGAGGATCTGTTTAAGAATTGTCTTAACCCAGTTGAAAAGGTTTTGCGGGATGCTAAAATTGACAAGGGTGATGTTGATGAAATTGTTTTGGTTGGTGGCTCTATTCGTATTCCCAAAATTCAGAAACTATTGAGTGATATGTTTAATGGTAAGGATTTGTGTAAATCGATTAACCCTGATGAGGCTGTGGCACATGGGGCAGCTATCCAAGCCTCGATTCTAACCGCCAGCGACGAGGATGGTGAAGTGAGTGATCTTCTACTATTGGATGTTGCTCCTCTCTCTCTTGGTATTGAAACGGCTGGTGGTGTTATGACGAATTTGATTTCACGGAATACAACTATCCCGACCAAACAAACACAGACCTTCTCGACTTATGCTGATAATCAACCGGGTGTTCTAATCCAGGTTTTCGAGGGCGAACGTGGTATGACCAAGGATAATAACCTTCTTGGTAAGTTCGAACTTTCGGGTCTTCCTCCAGCACCCCGTGGTGTCCCACAAATTCAGGTTTCTTTTGATGTTGATGCGAATGGTATCCTAAGTGTTTCTGCTGAAGATAAATCGACGGGTAAGAAAGAAAAGATCACTATTACAAATGATAAGGGTCGCTTGAGTAAAGAAGATATTGATAAAATGGTTCAGGATGCTGAAAAGTTTAAAGATGAAGATGATAAGAATAAAAAGAGGATTGAGTCTAAAAATACCTTTGAAACCTATATCTACTCTTTGAAGGATAGTGTTTCGAATGAAAAACTGAAAGAGAAATTCAGTGAGGAGGAAATGAAGATTCTTACTACTGAACTTAAAAATAATGAAGACTGGCTTGAAACACATCAAACCGAAGATGGTGAAGCGTATGATAGCAAACTCGCTGAAATGCAGGAAAAATGTAAACCCATCATGACCAAACTTTATGAAGAGGCAAATGCTAATATGCCTGGTGGAGCACCTGATGGGATGCCTGGTGGGATGCCTGGTGGGATGCCTGGTGGGATGCCTGGT